AACCTTATATTTTAGTTCCTTTAAGGGATGATGTAGATAATATAAAGAAACGTGCAAAGGCTGACGGTACAAGCGTTGAGGACTTAACTAAAATAGTGGGAGATAAAGATATTAAAGATACTAGTGATAATGCAAGATTTGAAATAAAAGAAAAAGCTACAGAACTTATTTTATATTGGAAAGAAAGCGGTACAGTGTGGCTGATGAAAGTATGTAATGAGGTTATTACTAAAAAGCCAGTAGATACAGAACACAAACTTTATCCTATAGCCCGGATGAATTGGTATAAAGAGGATAAAAACTGGTATGGTATTGGTGAAACAGAGGGATTAATAGCAAACCAAAAGGCAATAAATTTCATTACCGCTATGCAAATGTTATCTCAACAAATGAGTGGCATGCCTAAGTTGATGCTTAAAAAGCAGTACATTAAAAATTTCAATAATGATGGTGCTACCCCAATCATGGACGACAACCCAAATGGATGGAGTGCGCAATATCTACAACCAGGGTTTCAAAGTTCAAAAGGTCAAGAATTAGTTGATTTTCTTTTAACTTCTTCTAAAACACATGCAGGAAGTACAGAAACGGCAACAGGTGAGTTAGCTAAATCTTCGCAAATGAATGCTACTGCAATTATGATGTTACAGAAAGCTTCTGCCGTTCCAATCGACCAAATAAAACGCAGGTTTAGACGTACAATAGAAGAGGTCGGGAATATTTGGATTGAATTTTGGACAATTAACTATAACACTCAAAGGATAATTAACATTAAGGATTCTGATGGTATAGAAAAACCACAAGCCTTTAGAGGTAGCGATTTTAAGGATATAGGATTAAAGTTAAGGATAGAGATAAACGCTTCAGCAGAATATAGCGAAAGTTTAACCCTTTCAACTTTGGATAAGTTCTATGATAAAGGAGATATTGATATAAAAATGTATGCTGAATTAGCACCAGAAAGCATTATACCTTTTAAAGAAAAGCTAATAGATTTATTGGAACGAAGAGAACAAAACCAAGTACAATCTTTAACCCCCGAAGAACAAGCTACTCTTAATGGATTACCGCAACAACAAAGAGATATAGCACTAAAACAATTACAACCGCAATAGATACCTAGATATTAGTTAAAAACCTCTATTATTATTTGTTATAATATGGTACAATATATTATGAGGGATAGAGATTGCAACTCGAAAGATGCTAGCCTTAGCATTTTCCCTTATTAAAATTAAGGCACACAAAAGGCGGTGCTTTTATTATGTCTGAAATTAAAATATGTTGCCAGTGCAAAAGAGAGTTACCATTAGATAAAGAACATTTTTCTATAAGGAAAGATAGTAAGGACGGTTTTAAAAATCAATGTAGGGATTGTATAAATAAAAATGCAAAAACAATTTATACTAAAAATATAGACAGGGAAAGGGAACGTAGCAGAATAAAACAAAGACAATATATAATAGATAACCCTGGATATAGCAAACAATATTATGACAATAACATTGAAATATTAAAATCAAAAAGTCATGAAAGATATGTAGGAAACAATAGAGTTAAAACATTAATTGCACAGAAGAAATATAGAGTAGAAAACTGTGAGACAGTTAGAAAGAGCAATAAAAAATATTATGAAAAGAACTCTGAAAAGTTAGATATATATCGAAAGATTTATACAACTGACAAAGATAATGTTGAGAATATTAAAAGAGTGAAAGCACTGTGGAAACATAACAACAAAGATAAGATATGTCGCTATAGTCAGTTAAGACGTGCCAAAATGTCTAGTAGAGTAGCTACTTTAACATTGGAGCAATGGATAAGTGCGAAGTTTTATTTTGATAACAAATGTGCTTACTGTAATAAAGAATCAACGTTAACACAAGACCATTTTTTAGCTTTATCAAAAGGGGGAGAATATACAATAAATAATATTGTCCCGAGTTGTTTAAGTTGCAATAGTAGCAAAAGGGATAGAGATTTTTTTATATGGTATCCTAAAAAAGATTTTTACTCAAAGCAAAGAGAAACAAAAATACTTAAATATCTTAATTACAATAAAAATAAAACACAACAAATAGCACTTATCGTTTTATAGGTGCTTTTCTTATATACAAAATTGGAAAAATCACGCTAGCCAAGCGCAAAAAGGCGATAGGAGAACAACATGGAAGAATTAAATTTAAACTCTAGCGAGAGTGTCGAGGAAGTCGTAATCCCTCAAGAGACTGAACAGGTAGAAACTACTGAAAGTGCAAATGAGGAAGTCACTACCTCACAGGAGAATATTAAACCTGTACAGACACCAGAACAAAATTCTTTATATGCTCAAATTCGTAGAGAAGCTGAACAAAAGGCTTTAGATAAATTTGTATCAGAAACTTATGGGGAATCCCATGGAATCCATACAAAGTCAGAATACGATAGAGCAGTTAAAGAGCAACAGGAAGAGACACAAAGACAAGAATACAGAGAAAAAGGCATTGATCCGGACATGGTTAATAAATTAATCAATGATAACCCTACGGTTAAGCAAGCTAATGAAATTATAGCTAAGCAACAACAAAGTGAAAAGATTAATTCAGAAGTACAAGCCTTATTTAAAGAGTTTCCAGAAGCTAGAGAAATGAAAATTCCAGATAGTGTGTTTTTAGAAAGTATAGACAGTAAAATACCTTTAGTTTATGCCTATGCAAAGTACGCTACTAAAAATGCTTTAGCAATAGCAGAACAAAAGGCTTTAAAGGGCATCACACAAAATGCACAGACTTCACCAGGTGCATTAAGTACAGGACAAGCAGCGCAGACAAGTTCTATTAATTCAATGTCAAAAGCTGATTTTCAAAGGATGCAAAACGAGGTTTTAATGGGTGAAAGAAAAACATTATGAGGAGTGAATTTATAAATGGCAGCTAATTTACAAACATATACAACCCCAACAGGAGCAGGAACTAATAGGCTAACAAACGAAAACGCAGAGTTTTATCAAAGAACTTTGCTCGAAATGCTACAGGACAATCTTTTCTTCATGAAATACGGTAAGAAAACCCCTATCCCTAAACATGCAGGGGCAACTACTTCATGGAGAAGGTTAGAAATGCCGGCAGTAACTACTACGGCAATTACAGAGGGCGTTACACCTACAGGTATTGACTTAACAATCAATAAGGTTACTGCTACCGTTCAACAGTTTGGTACTTATACAAAGTTAACAGACTTCATTGACCTTGTAGGGCTTGATCCTTTACTCACAGAGGTATCTCAGATGTTCGGGAATCACGCAGGAATGACAATGGACATTATCGTTAGAGATATTTTAAAAGCAGGTACAAATGGACAATTTGCAAACGGTAAAGCTTCACATGCAACTTTAGTAGCAGGGGACAAAATAACTGCAGCAGAAATTCAGAAAGCAAGAGCAACAATGGTAAAAAACAATGTTAAGAAAATAAAACTTCCTAATGGTAGCATGGGATATTTAGCTTTTGTTCATCCCGATACAGTAACACAGATCATGAATTTACAAGAATGGAAAGATCAAAACACCTATGTTGATACTAAAAATAGAGAAGAGGGTATCGTAGGTCAAATGTACGGTATATACTTCTTAGAAGCTACTACTGCCCCTACGTTTGTAGACGGTGGCGTAGGTGTTAACCTTGCAGGTAAACATATACTTATACTTGGCAAGGAAGCTTTTGGCGTTCCAGATATAGCAGGTTCTTCTAAGCCCGAAATATTAGTATTTAGCGAGGGCAACACAGAAAACCCAATGGCTTTATATTCAACAGTTGCTTGGAAAAGCACGTTCACAGCAGCACGTTTACAAGAATTATCCATTTTACGCTTAGAGGTACTTGACGTTTAATTAATTAATCAGTTGACAAAGCACATCTCCAATAAGGTAGGGTTAACGCTCTACCTTATTTTTTTAAATTAAAATAAAGGTGGTTTTACAATGAAAGTATTAAAAGAAGATGAAAAATGGGGTAAAGTTGACGGTGGTTTATTTTTAGGTGAAGAATATGTAAGTCTTACAATACCTTTAGATAGACAGAACCCTGCAAAAGAAAGAATAGTATGTATTAATGGTAATCAAATATGGCTTGCAGTAGGGAAGAAATTAAAAGTTCCTCAATCAGTAAAGGACTTATGGGACTATTCTTATAACGGGACAATTGAAGCAGAAGAAAATATGTCACAGGAAATAGAAATTAAATCGTAGGAGGTAAGCTATGGACAATTTAATGCAAGTGTCAAATAGTTCTTTAGGGCAAAGTGGAGCAATTTTGGTAACAAACACCACAGCTATAATAGGTGTTTTCAGCTCGTTACTAGTTGTATCGGATGCTGCGTTTACAACGCTTACAAACGATATAACAAAAAATGGGATAGTAACGCCAAGCACAGGGGCAGATTTTGGAACGCTTTCAACAGGAACAATTATCTATGGAAAAATAACAGCAGTTACCTTGTCAGCAGGCAAAGTAATTTTATATAAGTAGGTGGTAAAATGTTAGGGTTAGGCTTAGGACTTAACAAAAATACGAATAAAAGGCAAATAGTAAGAAATGGTTTAGTTTTATATTTAGATGGTAAAGACTTTAAAAATAGTCCTCCTACAAGTTTATGGATGGATAGAAGTGGATTAGGTAACAACGCTACACCTACAGGCTTTGCTTATACTACTGCAAGTGGTAGTGATGGAGTTAGTGGAGTTGTATTTGATGGGGTGGATGATATTGCAACAGTAACGAATAATGTTAATTTTGATTTTGGTAGTGGGGATTTTACTATTGCTTTTAGTGTAAACATGAATGTTAAAAATGTAATTAATTCTATTGTCTGTAAAAGATATTCGGCTACTTCTAATGCTTCGTTTTATATTTATCTCGGAACGACAACTATTGTTTTTGCTTATTCGGTAAATGGAACGGTTTCATCTGAAATTACATTTACCAAAACATTAAATGTAAATACAAAGTATAGAATTTTATTTAGAAGAGTTGGAACCTCTTTAAAATGTTTTGTAGACAATATTTTAATAAGTGAAACTTCTATGGGAACTAATGTAATATTTACATCTACAGAAAATATGATTATGGGTGCTTTAAATAGTAGTGGTACTAAAAGTTATTTTTTAAATGGAACAATCTTAAATTTATTAACTTATAAAGGTAAGGGTTTAACAGATAGCGAAATAGCAAGAGATTATAATGTAATGAGGTGATAAAATGATTAAATTTGTAATTGCATTAATAGAAGATTTTGTAAGAGTAAATATAGATGTTTCAAATGAAAGACATAGCATAGATGGATTGAAAGCTTTAAAACATATAGAAAACTTATCAGCTAATGAACTGAACAATATTAGATTTAAAAGTGTTTTTCAGTTTATAGGTGATGAAGAAATCTATACTTTAATGGCAACAAGCGAATGGACAGTTCCAACTACTCCATAAGGAGGTATAAAATGAACTTAGCTTTATTAGATGAAAAAATCATCCAGCTCGTGAATCAGTACAGTATAAATGGAAGTTTAACACCTAGTGCAAGTAACCAAGACTACCTATTAAGAACAAGAAACCTAATAGATGCTTGTCAAAAGGAATTAGCAGATGAATTCCCAATAGTTAAAGAGGAAACATGGGTACAAACTCCAGTAGATAATCCTACAGACTTTGTTACTCATGTTTTGCCTGTTAATTGTGAAAAGATAATAAATATTTATATAAAAAAATATCCCACATATCAATTAATTACTCATACTGTTCAAGGTGGAAATCTACTTTTTAACCCTGCATTAGATGGAACCATAATATTAAACTATAATAAAACACCTGATGATATCACGGTAACTTCTTTATCTACTTTAGAATTAGAAATAGGGATAAAGTTTCAAGAGTTAATACCTTATTATGTAGCAGGGTGGATATATTTAGAGGATAATCCTACAATATCAACAATGTTATTAAATGCATATGAAACTAAGAAAAATAAACTCAACTATGTTGTACCTTCTTCTTCAATAGAAATAGAAAATGTATTTGAGGGTTTTATATAAGGAGGTAATTATGTACGGAATTCCTAAAATGCCTAACACACCGGAAATACGTTTTGGAGCTGATGGCAAGGACCCTTTAGATGGTGGAATAAACCTATGGCGACAAGAAACAGCCTTACCCATGAATCAAGCAAGTGACATTTTAAATGTAAATGCAGATGATAGAGGTACTTTAAGTAAAAGAAGAGGTCAAGCATTCCTTGACAACTCATTAGGTTCCGGAGGGTGTACCTCAATAATTTATAAAG